CCGAGCTATTCTGAAAGACGAACCGAACAGGCTGCTCAGTTATACAGGGCTTGCCGACCCCGCATCTGTCCTATGGGAGAAGATTCCTTTCTCATGGGTGGTGGACTGGATGATTCCAGTTGGGGACTTCCTCGCGGCCGTTGACTTTTGGCGGCGTAACGAGGGAGTGTTCGTTGTGACACACGTCCAGGAGTGGACATGTGCGGGGGTCCGTCAGGGTCCGTCCTATTACGGACGGCATAGCCTGACTTGGGAAACCCTGTCCGGTTTTTCCTACCGGGGACTCGAATTGAGACGGGAAGTCAACACCGAGTTGCTAATCCCTTACCCTTCACTCAACGTGGAGATCGGGAAAAGCTTAACGTCCCTGAAAAGGACGCTCGATGCCGTCTCGCTGCTTACAACCCGTGCCCGTTAAAGGGCGTTACTAACCCGCACGTAAGTGCCGCAGCGTCCTCCGAACCGCTGTGTATTGATAGGAAAGCGCAATGTCCGCAATCGCAAACATCGTCGCCTTTGATGGCGCTACCACCCCCGTCTCCCACACCCTGGTGCCGGTCTCTGTCACGCGTGAGCGTGGCAAGGTCGTCGCAGTGTACCGGGAAAAGATCGCAACCCTGCCCGAAGAGGCGCAGGTGTTCGTGATCTACACCCAGGAGCAGACGAAGGCTGGTACGACGATCACCTCCGTTGACGTCAACGTGCCCGTCATGGAAAGTGTTTCGGGTGTTAACTCTTCGGGCTATACCGCTGCACCGAAGGTGGCGTTCATCGACCGCAACGTGTATACTAACTATGCACCGAAGCGCTCGACCGTTGCCTCTCGCCGTCTCGCACGACAACTGCTCGTCAACATCCTCGGTAACGTCGTTACCAGCGTGGCTGCTGCCACTGCTGGGATGGCGCCCGAGGCCGTTGATCTGCTTGTGTCCCCGACCTAATCTACGGTCGGTCGCGAGTTTCCACCCATCTCCCCACTACAAGGAGTGGTTATGTCGAACCATAAACGACGGAAAGCAGCACCCCGGGTCTCGCAATCGTGGGACCGGGTATGGCCAAGGAGTGAACAGCTTGAATTCCTTGACGAAATGTGCCAACTGCACCTGGAGGCTTGCACTTCTAGCCCTCAGAGCCTTGAAATCGCGAAACTTCTTGAAGCTCGTGATTATCTTGGTTTGTGCAGGTACGACCTGTCTTACGGAAGAGATGAAGATGTTGTTAATCTCATCCACCTTCGACAGGCTCTAGCTCTCTATAAAAAGAGCACGCTAGAGTTTCCCGGTGTCGCTGTCGACCGCAAGGCCGCAGCGTTCGGGAAGTTCGTACAGTCCGAGCTTGACTGCCGTCGCACAAACGAGTGTTTCCGAGCGCGCGCTAGGGGGGATTTTCAATTCCGCCCCTACGTCGAACGTGTACTTCACACGTCCGCACGAAAAATCGCACGAGTACTCGGAGATGCCCCGGATGTGTCCGACCTAAGTTATTGCTTTGGGCCTGGCGCCACGACGGACGTCGTGAAAAGAAAAGCCAGTCCGCGCACAAAGTTGTCCGCTGGCTTCCAGTGTAGCCCGAGCCTCCTGCCACTGCTTCCGCGTCTCCTTAATGAGTTCCCTGCATGGTCAGATTTTGTGACCAACGGGCCTCATGACGGATCGGAGCAGTGTCCCGCTGAACGCGGTGAGCAGGTCAAAGGGGTTCCTGTCGATGTTGTTGACGGATCCCTAGGCTTCGTGCCCAAAAGTAGCCTCGTCGACCGCGGAATCGTGGTCGAGCCCGTGTTAAATACCCTTCTCCAAGGGGGTATCGGGCGGTTGATGGCTGAAAAGCTGTTGACAGAGTGTGGTCTAGATCTGCGGCGTCAAGAACCTAACCAGGTTCTGGCGCGCCAGGGGTCTATCGATGGTAGCCTAGCTACCATAGACCTGAGTTCTGCGTCGGATACCGTTGCTACCAATTTGGTACTCGATCTGCTCCCAGATGACTGGTTCGATCTCCTGGCTGCTGCCAGGAGCGGATCTGTCACCTATCAGGGGCGGCGAATCGTGCTCGAGAAATTTTCGAGCATGGGCAACGGAACGACGTTTCCTCTAGAGACACTCCTCTTTTGGTCCTTTGCCACTTCTGTGGCGGAGGCTGAAGGATGCGAGGGGGCAGTGCGGGTTTACGGCGACGATATCATCGTGCCGGCGGCCTGCGCACCTCAGTTGATAGGGGTTCTACGCGATCTAGGCTTCACGCCTAACCCTTCCAAGTCGTTCTGGGAGGGTCCGTTCAGGGAGTCGTGTGGAAAGGACTACTACAAGGGAATAGATATAAGGCCGGCCTACCTAGACGAGGTAGGCTATCCTCAGCTGTTTTCCCTCTACAATTTTTATAAGGGAAAGCTCCTCGATGAGTTCGCTGATCGGGTCCTTAGTTGGATCCCGGAAGCGATACGGATTTGGGGGCCCGCGGGATACGGTGACGGGCACCTCCACACGCAAGTGTGGGGGCGCGCGGCGCACCGGGACCGTGGGTATGCTGGTTTCCTGTTCGAGACTTACTCCTTCCTAGGGGCACACGAAACCCGTGTGCTTCCAGGTGATGCCCTCCTGCCCGCGTATACAATCTACGCGCGGAATAGGGGGAAGTCGTGGAGTGAGTGGTTCTCACCACCCGTTTCAAACGGGTTCGTTCGTCGGAAGGGCCACCATTTGGTGGCCCTCACGATGCGG